GCTATCAACTGTAAGAAATACAGATATTGATAATTTTTACTTTACATCTGATTCTGGTCAAACAACATTCGCTGGTGCAGATGATAATAGTAACACTTTATCTTACACTGCTGATAAAATTCAAGTATATTTGAATGGTGTTTTGCTGAAAGATTCTGATGACTATACTGCGTCAAATGGTTCGTCTATAGTATTATCATCTGCTATCGATTCGGGTGATATATTAGCAATATCTGCATATTCAACATCTCCGGTCACTTTATTGAATCAAAATGATATTGAAACTATTATCGATTCGGATTATGTATCAAGTAGAGCTGCAAGCACTGCATTCGCTATGTCTTTATTGTTCGGATAATAAATAAGTAAAAGGATAAAAAATGCCACCATCTATTAATAGAGATATTGCTAAAAGTATAGGTTTAGCTGTTAGAAATGACACTATAACTGTAGAAGGAACTGTTTCTGGAGGCGGAGGCGGTGTTTCTGCGATTAGCGGCAATAGCGATGGAGTTTTTACTGATGGATCTTTAGATTCTTCTGGATATGCCACTGGAGATTTATTTTATCAAGAAAGCACAAATACTTTTTTAATTTGGAATGACTCAGATAATGATTACTATAAAGTAACAACTGCGTCATCTAGATTTAATGAACCTTCTTCTGCTACTGGTGGAACTATAACTCAAGATGGTGCTTATAAAGTTCATACATTTACTTCTTCTAGTAACTTTATTGTTGATGGAAGTCTTGACGTTGAATACTTAGTCATCGCTGGAGGTGGCGGTGGTGGAGGTAAAGGTGGCGGAGGAGGCGGCGCTGGTGGTTATAGAACAAATCTGGCTTCCGCAACATCGGGTGGCGGAGGAACTGCTGAATCATCAACAACTCTGACTTCTGGAACATACACAGTTACTGTAGGTGCTGGTGGCAATGGTGGTGCTTCTGGTGGAAATGGTACTACAGGTGAAGATTCAGTATTCAATGACATAACTAGTGCTGGCGGAGGATCCGGAGCTGTTTATGGATCAGGCAACACTGGAGGAGATGGTGGTTCTGGTGGAGGCGGTGGTAAAGACGGTGGACAAGCCGGTTCTGGTACCACTAATCAAGGATATGATGGTGGATTATCAGAAGGAGGCGGAGGATACGCTGGAGCCGGTGGTGGTGGAGCAGGTGCTGCCGGCAATAATGGTTTAACAGGAGAACATGCTGGTGATGGTGGAGCTGGAGTTGCATCTAATATAGATGGATCAACTGTAACTCGAGCAGGCGGAGGCGGAGGTGGAACTAACTCGTCTTCCGCTGCGCTTATAGGAAATGGTGGAACTGGTGGAGGAGGCCACGGAGGATTAAATAATGATGTTAGAGAAGATGGCACAGCAAATACTGGCGGTGGAGGAGGTGGTGGATCTTGGTCAGGAACTCTTACTGGCGGAAACGGTGGATCTGGAATAGTTATAGTAAGATATCCATACTCTGGTGCTATTACAGAATCAGATAGACCGTTACAAATGTTTACTACAACACCTAATCCTGCTTCTACTGGATATAAAAACTCTACTTATATATCTAACACTAGTGCTGGAGACGGAAACTTTACTATTTTTACTACTAATAATAGTGCTTCTGCTGTCGGTGATGCTAGTAACACAGCAGATCTTCCTTCTGGTAAAAGATATGGCGAGATAGAAGTAACAGGATCAGGTACGGCTCAAATATTTGGAATAGTTCCTAATGATTATACTGGTGGATATAATACGACTAATGCTAATATGATTTCAGTAAATACCGGAGATATGTATCCTGGTGCAGTTTCATCTGGTTTGGGTGCTGGGACCACTACTGGCGACATTCATATGATTGCATACGATACAGATAATCAAAAAGTATGGTTTGGTTTGAATGGAACTTGGTTTACACAAGGAACTCCAGGTTCAAGTGGAGGACTTGAATTATATGGGACTTCATCTGATACATATATGATGTTTATGGGTTCTATATCTGGAACTAATTATACAAACGAGTGGAAAACATATAGAAATTTAGGCAATTTTAATTATACGGTACCGACTGGATTTTTGTCCTGGTAAAAATTAACAAAATGGTGGATCTCTATATAGGATAGTACAAATATACAGAGTTTAATTTAAAAAATATATAAATAGTCATAGATAATTTTAACGGAGAGATCTCTATGGCTAATCCAACTTCTCGTGCTACGCTCATAGATTATTGTAAAAGAAGACTCGGCGATCCTGTCATCGAGATAAATGTTGATGAAGATCAAGTCGAAGATCGTGTAGACGAAGCTTTACAATACTATCAAGAGTATCATTCAGATGCTACATTTAGAACTTATGTGTCGCATGAAGTTACTGCAGATGATATAACTAATAAATACATTTCAGTTAGTAACGATATTCTTTTTGTAACTCGACTCTTTGCCATGTCAAGTTCTTTTAATTCTTCATTCAATTTCTTTGATATTAAATATCAGCTTATGCTCAATGACATAGCTGACATGCAGAATTTTGCAGGCGATCTTGCTTATTACGATCAATTAAATCAATATCTCACTACTCTTGATATGAAATTAAACGGTTATCCCCTTACAGAATTTGTGCGTCGACAAAATAGATTATATCTTTTCGGAGATTTTAATGATGGCGATGTACAACAAGGAGAATACATTGTTTATGAAGCTTATAAGATTGTAGATCCATCGACTCATACTGCAGTGTTTAATGATATGTGGTTGAAAGAATACACAACAGCATTAATCAAACAACAATGGGGTATGAATCTAATAAAGTTTGAAGGTATGCAATTGCCGGGCGGTGTTATAATAAACGGAAGACAATTATATGATGATGCAACAAGTGAAATTGAAACACTTAGAGAAAAAATTAGAAATGAGCATGAACTTCCAGCTGATTTCTTTGTAGGATAATATGCGCAATTTATACTTCTCCGATAAAGTTCGATCAGAACAAAATCTATACGAAGATATAGTAATTGAATCTTTACAGATGTATGGACAAGATGTCTACTACTTACCACGAGATCTCGTTGGAGAAGATAAGATATTTGGACAAGATGTTCCATCGCGATTTAATTCATCTCACAAAATAGAAATGTATATCGAAAACGTCGAAGGCTTTGATGGAGAAGGAGATCTCTTTACTCGCTTTGGAGTTGAAATAAGAGATGAAGCTACATTTGTAGTGTCGCGAAGAAGATGGGAACAACAAGTAAAAAGATATGATAATGAAATGACAGGCGTAAGACCGCTTGAAGGCGATCTTATTTATCTTCCAATGACAAATAAAATATTCCAAATACTACATGTAGAACATGAGCAACCTTTTTATCAATTAAGTAATTTACCAGTATTTAAATTAAGAGCGCAGTTGTTTGAATACAACGATGAAGATCTTGATACAGGCATCGATACAATTGATGCAATCGAAAGAGCATATGCATATACCTATATACTTACACTCGATAGTGATAGCCCTGTCATATCAATAGGAAACATTGCTACTCAAACGTTATCAAGCGGTGTTACAATTGCCGGTGAAGTTTCAAAATGGTCTGATTCAGATAATAAATTACATCTAATTCATGTTGGAGCAAGTGATGGTGCTTATCATACATTTACTGCTGGTTCAATTACTTTATCGGGTGATTACCGAGTTGACTCTGACTTAACTATTAACGCAGTTACAGAAGATAATAAAATATCTAATAACGAACAAAATGCTGACTTTAGTACAGATGCTGCTAGCTTCCTTGATTTTAGTGAAAGCAATCCGTTCGGTGATCCGGAGAATAACTAATGTTTGGTACCCATTTTTATCATCAAAAAGTTAGAAAGTGTGTTGCTATGTTTGGCACGCTTTTTAATAATATATACGTGATTCGTAAAAACACAGCTGGTGCTTCTATAAGTCAAGTCAAAGCACCTCTTTCATACGCACCAAAAGAAAAATATCTCGAAAGAATAAGAGAAAATCCAGATCTTTCGGCTAATAGCCAAGTAGCTTTAAAGCTACCACGTATGTCTTTTGAGATTACGTCATTCGCGTATGATCCTACAAGGCAATTAACTAAAGTAAATAATTTCAATACTGTAGGAACTGCAAATACAAACAGACAAAAGTTCTTTTCACCTGTTCCATATAGTATAAACTTCCAATTAAACATATATGCTAAGACTCAAGATGATGCTTTGCAAATGGTAGAGCAAATTATTCCGACTTTTAATCCGCAATATACTTTGACGATAAAGCCTTTTAGTAGCGAGTATCCAGATTTTAAAGAAGATATTCCGATTGTAATACAGAGTTTATCTTTTGCAGATGATTTTGAAGGTGCGGTAGAGCAAAGAAGAACTATTATTTACACGCTGGATTTTGAAATGAAAGTTCAGTTTTATGGAGCTATAGCAAACAGCGAAATTATTCGAACTGCTAACACTGACTTATATACAATGTATAATAATCCTATTGGCGCAAGACTAGATTATAGAGGATTAGCAGATTCTGATTCACTTGTTGAAAGAATAACCACTACGCCAGATCCAACAAACGCAATTGGTTTAGCCGACAGTGATTTTGGCTTCAGCACAGATATAAATATATTTAACGAACCACCTATCGACACAGAGCCTTATTTTGTAGATGCTGCTGATCCTTATGTCACTAGTGGTTATGTAGAAACATCGAGGTAAACTTAAAATGGCAATTACTCTTAGATTAACTAAAGGCTCATCTCTTACATTTACTGAGCTTGATAATAACTTTACCGATTTAGATGGTAGAGTTACTACTAATACTGGATCTATTAGCACTTTAAACTCTTCGGTAAGTTCGCTTAATAGCTCAGTTTCTACTAATACTAGTAGCATATCAACTAATACTTCAAATATAGCAGCGATTGATACACGACTGATTGCAGCAGAAGCAGACATTGATAGCTTAGGAGATATAGGAATATTAAAAACAGTTTCGGCAGATGCTGGAACGTCTGTTACTGCAACTAATCACAATGGCTCTTTTACAATAGCTGGCGGTGATGGTATAAGCACAGCTGGATCAGGCACTACTATTACAATTAACGCAGCTGCTCCTACTATAAACTTTACTGTTGCAGTAAATGACGCTGCTAATGCTTATTATTTTGCAGCAGACGATAGATTCTTTTTAGATAGCTCAGAAAATCCTACTCTTGTATTAAGAAGAGGAGAACAGCACGTATTCAACTTAAGTCTTGCTGGAGAACCTTTTTATATTAAAACAGCTCCAACAACTGGGACTGGATCTCAATATACAACAGGCGTCACCGGTAATGGAACTCAATTTGGTACGCTAACATTTACACCTATTATGACAGACTCAGCAGATTTATATTATCAATCATCTGTTACATCAACTATGGGTGGCAGAATTATATTAACATGACAAGTGATGAAAGAAATATTAAATCAGATTATGATTACTCAAGAGAAACTTATTACGATCTATTAGAAAAAGGGAGAGAATCTCTTGAAGATATGATCGAAGTTGCTCGCTCGTCCGAGCACCCGCGCGCCTACGAAGTATTATCAGGAATGATTAAAAACTTATCAGATGTCAATGATAAGTTAATGGATTTGAATAAGAAAAACAAAGATATGAATAAAGAAGAAGTAAAACAAATCGCTTCTACTACAAATAATGTTTTTCTTGGATCAACTGCTGATTTGCAGAAGTTATTACAGAATGAGGATAATATAATTGATGTCACTCCTGAATCAAAATGAAAATTATCTAGGAAATCCAAATGTAAAACGAGATGGTGTAGTTCAAGAGTGGACTCAAGATCTCGTAAAAGAATACGCATTGTGTATGAACAATGCTCAATATTTCGCAGAAAAATACTGTAAAGTAATATCACTCGATAAAGGTTTAGTTCCGTTTGAACTATATCCTTATCAGAAAAAAATGTTCAATCAATTTCAGGAAAATCGTTTCAATGTCGTTCTCGCATGTCGTCAATCAGGTAAATCAATTTCAGCCTGTGCGTTCCTCCTCTGGTTCGCGCTCTTTCACTCCGAAAAAACAGTTGCCGTCCTTGCGAACAAAGGCGCGACAGCAAGAGAGATGCTCTCTCGAATCACACTCATGCTTGAGAATATCCCCTTCTTCTTACAACCGGGTACAAAGGCGCTCAATAAAGGATCATTGGAGTTTTCCAATAACTCTCGGATTCTCGCTGCTGCTACATCTGGTAGTTCTATTCGTGGTCTCTCAGTCAACCTTCTCTATCTCGATGAGTTTGCTTTTGTGGAGCGTGCTGCTGAGTTCTACACTTCTACTTATCCCGTGGTTTCTGCTGGTACCGACACCAAAATCATCGTTACCTCTACTGCAAATGGAATCGGAAACACTTTCTATAAGATCTGGGAAGGAGCAATCCAAGGAATAAATGAATTCCATCCGTTTCGAGTCGATTGGTGGGATGTTCCTGGCCGAGACGATAAGTGGAAGGAACAAACAATTGCGAATACTTCTCAGTTACAATTTGACCAAGAATTCGGTAACACGTTTTTTGGAACAGGTGATACACTGATTAATGCTGAGACTCTAATGGGATTTAGAGCAATGCCTTATAAGAAAGCTCTCGAAGGTGGTGATTTGTTAATATATGAAGAACCGATCAAAGGACATGATTATATTATGACTGTCGATGTAAGTAAAGGAAGAGGCCAGGATTATTCTACTTTTAATTTGATCGATATTAGCGTTCGCCCGTTTGCACAGGTAGCTGTTTATCGCAATAACACTATTTCTCCTTTACTCTTCCCTAATATTATATATAAGTACGCAAAAGTCTACAACGAAGCATATGTAGTTATCGAATCAAATGATCAAGGAACTGTCGTTTGTAACGGTCTTTATCATGATCTTGAGTATGAAAACATACATCTCGAATCTGCAGTGAAAGCGAATGCAATCGGAATTGAAATTAATCGTAAAACAAAAAGACTTGGTTGTTCTGCAATTAAAGATATACTTGAAAATAATAAACTCAATATTGTTGACGAGAATACCATACTTGAAATATCTACCTTCGTGGCTCGAGGGCAATCATACGAAGCATCTGATGGAAACCATGATGACTTAATGATGAATCTCGTTATGTTTGGTTACTTTTCTTCTACACAATATTTTGGAGATATGACAGACATTAATCTCAAAGACATGTTATTTAATAAGCAAATGAAAGAAATAGATGATGATATGGTTCCATTTGGATTTATTGATGACGCTAGTGAAGAAATAGAACGGTTAGAAAATCCTCGCGGATCAGAATGGGCTATTGAGTATGATCCTAATTTTTAAATTATTATAAATAATAGCATATTGAAGATAACCGTATCATGAGAACATATAATTAGTAACCGAAGAGGAACAAGAAATGGCATTAGGAACACCTTCCGAATCTCCTGCGGTTGTCGTCAAAGAAATAGATCTGACTGGTGGAGTACCCAACGTTCAATCTACAACAGGCGCATTCGTAGGAAATTTTAGTTGGGGGCCAGAAACTACTACTAGAAAAATCAGTAATGAGGCTGAACTAGTAGATGTTTATGGAGCACCTACCGAAAGTAATAACATAGATTTTATTAGTGCTAGCTATTTTTTAAGATATTCAAATAGCCTAGAAATTTCAAGAGCAGCAACAAGTGCTGCTAAAAACGCACGATCAACTCACGGACAAACTGCAGCAGACAGCGATGGTACATTAGCTACTGTAAATGTTTCAAATGAATTTGCTTTTGATCCAGCACTTGCTGCATTAGATAGCAATAATCAAACATTTATAGGTCGATACAAAGGCAGTTTAGGAAATAGCATAAGAGTTTCTTTATGTCCCTACTCTACTAGTGATACTCTTTTTAATAACTGGGTTTACAAATCATCTTTTGATGCTGCTCCAGGAACAAGTACATTTGCTACAAATAAGGCCGCTTCTTTTGACGAAGTCCATGTAGCTGTTGTTGATCAAGGAGGATTACTTACAGGAACAAAAGGAACTGTTCTCGAAACTTATCCATTTGTTTCAGTAGGCTCAAATGCTCAAAACACAGATGGTACAAATAATTTTATTAAAGATGTACTTAACGAAAGATCTTCATATGTCTTTATGGTAAATTTCGATTCAGATTTTAACGCAGCTGCAGCTGGTACTACAATCGATAGTGGAGATAATTTTACAGTAAGTAATTTAACTCAGACAAAATTAAATTACGATTTTGCGGGTGGAGTTAATTCTGGAGCGCTTACAACATCAGAAATATTATCAAGCTTTGATAAATTTGAAGATAAAGACACAATTGAAGTCGATTTCTTAATTGCACCAAGTATGACAACAACTGTAGATCAAACCACAGTAGTGAATGATCTTGTATCTACTGCTCAATCACTAAGAAAAGATTGTGTGGTTGTAGCATCTCCTGCAAGAGATGATGTTATTAATTTGACAGATGCTGGTACAATTACTACTAACATTGTTGCAACTGCAAATACTTTCACTAAATCTTCTTATCTTGTACAAGATGGAAATTTCTTAAAAGTTTACGATAAGTATAATGACAAGTACATTCAAATACCAGCCGCTTCTTCAACTGCGGGTCTTATGGCAGCGACTGATAGAAATGCTGCACCTTGGTTCTCTCCTGCTGGAGCAAGAAGAGGTCAGTATCTTGGTGTAACATCAATACCTTACTCACCAACAAAAGCACAAAGAGACACATTGTATAAAGCAGGCGTTAATCCAATCGCTAATATACCTGGTGCTGGATTAATACTCTTTGGCGATAAGACA